TCACGAGGCAGGAGTACATGGCCCAGGAAGCTGACATTCTTCTTTGCTCCCTTTTGGGTGAACTTTATCTGCTTTCCATCATCAGGGCTGACAAAATAATCAAAATCTCCGGTGTTCGGATTCTTGCATATGTCGATGAGATTCTTCTCCATAAAGAAGAAGGCCACATCCCATACCTGAAGCCCTTTTGCCTCTTCCTTTCCATTGTCCCTGACGATTATGTTATAGATAGAGCGTCTCTTGGAGCGAAGAGATTTGACTATCTCATCATCGAACCCATCCACCTTCTTAAGCTCATTCTCTTCCTCGCATATCGGGCAACGTTTCATATCTGCTGGAATATCGGTTCGGTCACGGAAGGTCTTGGTAGGGCAAACAACTGTGTCTTCCCCTGGGCCAACCCCGAAGTGAACCCAAACATCAAGGTAGTGTACCAGCTCTCCACTCAACCCCCTCGGTTCGGAATCTCCACCAATATAGGGGATTATGTCGATTATGTGTGTTCCTTCTGAGCATTTCCACTGAGGGATTTCCAACCCAGGTTTCCAGATATTCCCGAACTTTCCAGAGTCATCTCTCTTTTCGTAGGAACTCTGGAAAGACTTCTGAAGCAATGCTTTATAGTCAATCTTACTCTTTGGTGCTGGTCTTGCTGGCGGTCTTGCTGGCGGTCTTGCTGCTGGACTCATAATTTGCTACTCCTTTCGATTAATAGATGGTTTCTGGTTTCTCCCAAAGGTTTACTTCTTCGCTCCTTTCTTGTACTTTTCTGCCAGACCTTTGGCAAATTTCTTGCTGGCATCTTCTTGGGTTTCTTCTGGTATCTTTACATCAGACCAGTACTTGGCTATCCACAGTGAGACAAGGTTTTCGAGTGCCACTTTCCGCTGCTGTATGGTTTCCTTAAAGGCTCCAAGGCGGTCTGCTGCTTCCTTTGCCTCTAAATATTGCCTTTTTATTTCTATCATGCTTTCCTGAATCAGTATTGCTGATGCTATTGACCCTTCGGTCACTCTCTCCACCCCAAACCTCTCAGGGTTTGCCCGTATCTCTGCACTCAATCGGGCTTCCTCATACTCTATCTTATTCTTTATCTCATCACGAAAGGTACAGGCCTGGACATAGTCCTCGGCATATTTGAGAAATAGCTGAGGTTGGCGTATGAGCTCTAAATGAAGCTCATTTGGCTCTATTCTTATTTCTTCTTGTATTGACTTGCTCATTCTTCTTCTCCTTTTTGTTAAGCCCCGAAAGGCATTCATATTTGTAGGCAAAATTCTTTACTGCATCTTCCCACTTCTCTCTATTGGCAGGAGAGTAGAGGACAGAGGATGGGTGAAGCGACCAGCATATCCAGCAATTGTATTTGTCGCTCCACTCTGTCCTCCCATTCATCTCCATTATTCCGGTATCTTCCTTCTTGAAGAATCCCATATTGGTATTCCCCATGGCAAAGATAAGGAATGGTTTGATTATCTCAATCTCTTCCTCCAACCACCCCCAGCAAGGCTTCGAGGACTTCATCTCTATCTTCCCCGCCTTGCCAGGGTAGCACTTAACTACGTTAGTTATATGGAACATATCCCTGGTCAGTCCATACTTTGCAAATTCTGGCCATACTACCTTCTTCCCTGTATCCCCTACAAATCCCATCCCCTCTATATCTTCATCCCTTCCAGGAGCCTCTCCGATTAGCATTACATTGTACTTCCCAGGGGATGAGAGGACGGGAGCCTTGGAGGTATCTTTGAAGTTGCAATCTCCACAAAGCTTCAAATCCTTATTGGAGAATCTCGCTTCCTCTCGAAAGTCAACAGGAAGCCCATTCAAATCCCCCTCAAGCAACTCCCGTCCAAACCAAGCCTCGTTGCATATTATATTTCCCTTATTTGGATGGTTAGCATGAGCCAGCACCCAATCCCCTGCACAATGCTCGATTGTGTCCTTTTTCTTATCATAGATGTTTTTATTAAAAACCATCATGATGAAATCAGAGTCATCCTTAAAGTTCCCGTACACACCACCAAAGCTACTCCCCTTATCTACAGCTTCCCGATAGCCGAACCGTATCATCGTCATATTTCCAAAGTAATATTTGTAAGCTGTAGTGGATTTCGACATTTCGATTGATTTAATTTTATCAAGTTTAATATGATGGCTAATTCTTTCAATAATTCGTTTAAATCTTCTGCTGGGGTCAGTTGAAAGGTTAAAGTTAAAGTATGGAGCAAGGGCTTCTCTTTCTTCTTCTGTGACTTGTTTGTTTTCAAATGCTTTCACCTCCTCTAAGAGTCTCATGATTTTAGAGTTAACTGCCCGTTTCTTGACAGTTTCCCTGAAAAACCCAGGGTTGACCTTTTTCTTATCTTCTGGCTGAAACTCTGATATAGCAGCAGCAGCCTTCTCCCCCACTCCCTTTATCTCAGAAAAGGGGCAATAGAGAACCTTATCTTTAGCTATCCAACGGCTGGCATGGCTCTTGCCAACCTTCGGAAGGTCTATCTTTAGCCCAAGCCTCAGGGCTTCCTCTATCAACTCATCCGTCTTATCCTCATGGCCATATGTCAGCGAGCAGGCCAAGAACTCTGCGGGGTAGTAGACCTTCATCCAGCAATCCCAATAGGTTATCATACTGTACTCTACGGCATGAGAATTGTGGCTAACTATTCCGTTGGCTATAAAGTTCCTTGGCTCATCTTCCATCTCCACATCATACACTTCTTCTATCCCCATCTCCTCAATTTTTACAATTGCCTCTTTGGTAGGCTTCAGACCTATGGCGAATGGGTCATATATATTCTTATTCATCCTCATATGGGCAGCTTTGTGGTGCTCGTCACAAAGCCACTCTAAATTCTCTGGGCTGTGGTTTTGATGCCAACCATCCTTGTGATGATAATGCATTTTGCTGTCTTCCGACTCAACCTTCCCACAGATAGTCCCATCATCTTTTCTCCAGTAGCAGAAGCAATTTATTTTTTCTGTCTTTACCTTATAGTACAGGTTCTTGTAATCAGACCTTTCATATCTGGTCTCAGGGTCAATCTGGTACATCTCAGGAAACTTCTCAAAGTCCGTACAGGCTATCTTATCCCCTACCTTCAAATCTGATACTGGAGCCCAATCCCCTATGGTCATAGACAGAAAGCGGTGCTCTGCTGTAGCCTTTATAGATTTCCCGCTATCTGTTGTAATCTTAAATACAGGCTTCCATCCCTCGTAAGTAACCTTCTTGACCTTATTATATTTAATCACATACCCATCCCAGAAGCACATCAGCTGTAGGCCAGCCTTCTTGAAGTATTTATTGCTCTGGTACTCGTACAACTCCTTTATGGTTATTTCTCTTTTACCTCTCCCTGATACTGGCTTATAGACTATTGTATCCCCTGTGAGACACTTGTTAAATCCGTAGCTGTTATGAGAAACAAAGTTATCTGCAATAAAGTTTCTTGGTTCCTCTACCATCTCTATATCATACGTTTGTCTTTCTCCTATCTCTTTTATCTCGACAATCTCTTCCATACCAGAGTAATAACCTATTCTGAATCTCTTAAGAAGATTAGGGTCGATTTCATTTCTATGACATTTTTTACAAAGTAGCATAGTATTGCTATCATTGTTATGGTCATGATTCCCATCAATGTGATGCATCTCTATTCTATCAATAGAGCCACAAATTTGACACTGACCACTGTACTTATCCATAAGTTTTGACTTTTGGTTTTTCTCTTCATTTGTAGAGCCTTCTCCCTTCCTGTGCTGAGGAGTTTCTTCTCCATGAGGGCCAGAGCCAAATCCTTGTCCATATAATTTTGTCGGCTTCTTCAAATCAGATACTGTTATCCAATCTCCTATTCTGATGTCCTTCAATTGCTTCCAATATCTATCGTGGCCATCAAATATTAAGAAGCGATGGTCTGATGATGCCCTAATAGTTTTATGGCTGGTAGTTTTTACTCTATAAACTTTCTTTTTCCCAGTATTGTATATCTTCTTTATGGTATTATATCGAACCATACCATCATGGTGCATAGAGAGAACTTTTAAACCTCTGAATTTGAAATTGCTATCTTCTTGATACTCAAATGCTTCCTCTATAGTCATTTCTATCTCTTTGTGCTGATTGGCAGAGGCCCTGTAAATTTTAGTATCTCCTGTTAGACAGCCAAAGTTCACCAGCTCATCGAACAGCTTCCCTGCTGTATCCCTATCGAGAGTTCCCTTCTCTTCACAACCATCGACAAACTGGTCTTTAAAGGACATAAACTTCTCTACACCTTGGCTTTTGGATATAACCTTTCGGATGGTGTCAGATGTCTTCCAGCCAAGCCCTCCCAGCTCATACATAAACTGCATCACCTGCTCTTGATAGAGTATTATCCCATATGTATTTCCGGTTATCTTTTCCATAATAGGGTGAATATGCTCGTACTCGCTACGCCCGTGCTTACGCTCTATAAACTCATTTGTCATTCCTGAGTTATGGACAATAAAATTGTTAGCTATATAGTTGGGGAAATTCTGATTTTTGGTATTTATGTCATAGGTCTGTTTTCTCCCCACATATTTTATTTTCTTAATAGAGGAAAACTTTAATCCATTGTCAGGCAAAAGCATTTTAATATTAGATATAAAACTCTTCAGAGTACCATGAGTAACTCTGATTATTCTATAGCCTTTTGCTTCTAAGAGGGTGTCTCTTGGTTCCTCTCGCTCTCCAGGATTTTTATGCCAATAAGCCCCATCATACTCTACAATTAATTTTAAACTGGGTATTAAAATATCTGGAAAGAAAAACCTACCATCTGCTGTATTAACCCTTTTATTCAGCTTAGCATCAGAGAAATATCTTTTTATTCGTAAATAAAGATACATTTGTGGTCTTGATACAGGAGCCATCTTTTCATTTGGATGAGGATTGCTCCGATAATACTTCAGCATCGCCTTTGATATTTTACTTCTAAAACTTTTCTTTTTGCTCTGCATCTTTCTTGTCTGAGTCATCTTTTTGACAGTCCTATTCCATTTATCTTTATCTCCAAACATTTTTTCTTTCCAGTTGTCTAATGCTTTCTTGGCAATATCTGGCTTCTGTTTAGAATGGACATATGTATAAGGAGTATAGGCTTTCTTCTTTTTGCCTAAATTCCAAGGCTTGTCATTCTGTTTAAATCTTGTCTGAGCCCCTGCCTTTGCTAATTTTTTGTTGTAATTTTTATTCTGGTTTCTAATTAAAACTTTGTCTCCTTTTTTTATATCTTTTAATTCTAACCAGCCCTTATCTTTTACAAAGAAATGGTGATTTTTAGTGCAGACAATCAAATTACCATCAGAATCAGATACATTATAAACTTTATTTATTCCAGTCCTGATTATCTCCCCTACAAAATTCTTAACATATTTATGACTCTTTTCTTCTGGATAAGTAGCTGATGGAATAGGTCTATTCCTGTCTATAGTATCTATTCTAATATCTTTTCCTGACCATGTTCTAATTAGAGTGTTCCCTGCTACACATCGTAAAGTTCCTGGCCTATAGAGGGAGGTGGCTGCAACCAATAGCTCAAAGTTATCTATTCCCAATTCCTGGCACATACGTCTTAAACCTAAAGAACCCACCTGAAAGCACCCAACAGTATTCCCATTTGAGAACTCCTCATAGCACCTGGGGTCGTCCAGTGGCAGGGTATTGAAATCAATATCTACACCTTGATTCTCCTTTACCATTTGACGAGCTTCATTAAGGATAGTAAGGGCTGAAAGGCCAAGTACATCAAGCTTCATTAAGCCCATATATTCGCCATCTTCCTTGTCCCAATTGATGGCTGTTTGTCCGTCCTTTCTCCTGACCAATGCAGCCCTTGTACCATCCCGTAAATCCTCCCTGGAAACTATCATAGCCGCAGCATGAGTCCCACTATTATGGACAACTAGTTTATTACAGACAAAATTAACATCATCACTGGTCATAGATATATCATACACTTTTCTATACCCAGCATCTTTTATAGATTTAACTTTAGACCAAAGAATAGTTAAATCATGATTTACTTTTACTCCTTTCGGATTATGCAAACGACTATGGCAAGAAGAGCAGAGAACTTGAAGATTGCTGGGGATATTGTCCTCTCTATTCTTATTTTTATGATGAATTTGTGTAGCCTTATCACCGCATACTTCACAAACTTTTCCTATAAGCATCCTCTTAAAATTTTTAGAGTAAAGACCATGCTTAGTATTTTTCATCGCCATACTATTTCGAGCATCCTCTTTAAGCATGGGATTATTCTTTATCATTCTCTTCCGAGATTCCTTTATGGAAGAATGGTCTTTAACAGTTAGCCCTTTATTCCAACTGGGCCCAATTTTTTTGCCTTTATTCCATGCTACTTGCTGACCTTTCAAATCTTTGTTCCAAGGCACATTCCCTATAGGAACTCCATTTGTGGCAACCTTTTCTCCAAGAGATAGCCGTTCTGCTGGTTTCCATCCATCTTCAGTCAATACTTCATGGTCGGGAGTTAAAATCAATTCTATACCATTTGTAATAGTCAATTTTATAGTTTTCTTTATTCCAGTAGACCAAACTTTATTGACTGTATTGAAAAAGAATTTGCCCTTTTCAAAATCATATGCTCTTATTTTAGCTACACCATTGACCAGTATTTGTCTCCACAATTTACTAACTTTAACTTGTTTGATAGAGCTGAAATCATTCAGCATCAATACTTTAGCATCTCCATCTACACAACCTCGTATCTGACCCTCTAACCTCATACACAGTTTTGCAACATCAGGGTATTTCTCCAGAAACCGTTTCCCATCTTCAAAGGTCTTAAAGGCATCCTCTATGCTAAAGTCAGCCCTCGCATCCCCACCGCTTCGGGTTACAATAGATTTGGCAGCCTTGTCTACATCTGACTGTGGCAGGTCAAATACCCGACTGACATCCCTCACAGCCGACCTTCCCTTCATGTTCTGAAAGGTGGTCACCCCAGCGACATTGAACTCTCCATATAGTTCCTCTAAGTGCTTACGGATAAGTGGTCTCTTAACATCCTCAAAGTCCATGTCTATATCGGGTAGGTCTATTCGGGCTGGGCTTATGAACCGGGCAAATAGAAGCCCGTATTTCAGTGGGTCTACGTTGGTTATATTAAGCAGGTAGGCAACTAAACTTCCCCCGCAACTATTGTGAACAATACAACCATTTATATTGTATATATGGCTTCCTGTTACTGAAAGGTCATAAACTTTCCCTTTATGCCTTTCCCTTCTTGTCTCTTTAACCAATTTAAAACTGCTGGATTTTTCACAAATTCCAATTTCTGTCTTTTCAGCCAGTTGAAGTTTATCAATGGTATATCTTTTGCTATTAAGAGAGAGTATTTCATCCTGTGCTTTTTTGCATAATCTATTCCAGCTAAGGATTTTAAATAAGTATTTGAATCTTTTTCTTTCCATCCTTTTATTTCTATGATAGACCGGCCAACTAAAAAGTCTGGACGGTACACTCTTTCTTTCCCCTTGATGTCTATATAAGGGATTTGAAATTTGCACCTTTTTACTTTCACTCCTTGGCATAGACAGCCTGACAGATAGGATAGTTCTAATGAGCTTTGGAACCAGATTCCATTTAGCTTTCCTGATACGAATTGCTTTGGCTGGAATTTTAACCAGTAATTTATATCCTTCTCCATTCTTTCCCTGTGTCTTTCCAGTCTTAGCTTGGCAACTTCTGGAAGCTGGGAATTTATAGCTCCTCTTTTTATAGCATCCAATCTTATCTTCCTTATCCGAGGGTTTTTCATCAATCTTAATTGAGCCTTTCTCTGCTTGGCTTTCGTCTCTGGTCTGTTTTGAGCTATCTTCTGTGATTCTGAATTTTTCATTCTCCAAGTTTGAGAATTGCATACTATCTTTAGTATACACTTGCTGCAAATAGGCTTCCATCTCACCTCTTCCATCCGATTGGACAGCTTCCTTACCTGAACCTGAGATTTCTTTTTGCAAGATTGGCAAATGAATTCTACTTGGTATTTGCTGTTCCTCTTCAGCAATTTTCCTTCCTTTAGAGTTAAGGGCTTCTTCAGCAGAAGTTTTCTCTGTGTTTTTATGCTCAGATGAGGATTCTTTCTCTCTATTATGGTCTTTGTTGATTTCATTTGCCAAGGAAGCATATACTATCCTATCTCCAGCCTTTATATCTCTGGCTCTTTTAAAACCTGAATCTGTCAATATCTTATGGTCAAGAGTACACCTTATCTCTATACTGTCTTCTATGGACAATATTGCTAACTCTTCATCTATTGTAAAATCGAATTTGTTATAAACTGTTTCATACCTGTTTGGACCAACCAGAACCATCTCCCCCACTTCTATATTTGCTATACTCTTGTTTCCTATAGAGGTGTTTACTATATTGTCAGGAGCAAAACAGCCTCTCCCTGGGCCCACAAGTATTTTATTTTTCTTACTCCAGTCTATAAGTTCCCAAACTATTAGAAAGTAACGAACAAAATTACCATTTATAATCTGAGTAACTTCTTCATCAACCTGCCTTCTGTACCGGAGAATGTCTGAATTCTTTTTAAAGACACCTTTTCCTTCCAGCTTTTCCTTCCAGCCTTTCTTTACCAATCGCTTGAAGAGGGTTATCTCATCCACCCCATCAAAGCCTGGGACTTTAGGCAGGTAGACTTCCTTTTTCTCTATAGTGAAGCTTGATAGATATTCTGCCAGGTCTGTGGTATTATCAAGGGCTTTCTCGACCAGCGATTTAGGCAAACGGGAGTTTACCCTGAATGACTCGGCCATCTCTTCGTAGCTTTTCAGATACAGCCCATCAACCTGGAAACGCCAGCGGTCTTTGTCATTCCATCGGGCTTGAGTCTGAATTGCCAGGAGGACTTCCTGAGCCTTATTGTCATCCTCTCGGACATAGTGGCAGTCGTTTGTTGCTATTACAGGGAGATTATATTTGCGGCTGATTTTCTCTACAAGAGAGTTCTGCTGGTTTTGGAGGTCAAGGTCTATTGGCATTATTTCCAATGCCAAGTGGTCAGGCATCTTTCTATACAATTGCTTAAAGAAGTCCATCCCATGGTCAAACCGCATAAAGCTTAACCCACAGGCGGTCATTATGAATAGACCTTCGGAGTTTTTCAGCAGCGAGTCATAATCAAAGAGTGCCCTCTTGTGAAACCCGTCCAGATTTGCCCTGGTCATTAGCTTGAGAAGGTTAACCCATCCTGTCTCATTCTCTACAAGAATAGTTATATGACCCCGCTCGCTGTTCTTTAAAGCTTCCTTGTTGGCAAGGTCTTTTATTATATAGCCTTCTACACCTATGATTGGCTTTATGCCTTTGGCCTTGCAGGCTGATTGGAATTTAATAACTCCGTCCACGTTACCATGGTCTGTTATTCCGATATAATTTTGCCCAATCTTTTTTGCATTCTCTGCATAATCAGATGCTGAGCCGAAACCGTCAAGATAGCTATATTGAGTATGCACATGCAAATGTACAAATTCTTTCTTCATGCTACATGCCTCCAAGCCAGACCTCTTGTTATATCTGATATTTGGGATACAGACATCTTGTACTTATCGACATAATATTTTTGAGGATGTTCCTTTCTTCTTATATCTCTAACTTGTTCGTCTGTTAGCTTTGCCATTATGTTCATCTTGCCACGATAACCTTTGCTGTGGTCATCATATTTTCTGTGGCAAATAGTACACATTCTTTTATAATCATTTACATCTGCATAATTACCACTCAAGTTTGCCCATTCATATTTTTTAGCAGTTTCAGTTCCACAAACTTCACACTTATTTGGCTTCCCCTTTTTTCTCCAAACCATTCTATGAAGAGAAATAAGGCCAGCATCATTACCTTTCCAAGATTTTTCTCCTTTAGGCATGGTGTGTCTCCTTAAATTGTTTTTTGATTAAAATCATAAGTGGGGGGGATATTGAGAAATTCTTTGGCATTATTACCTCTGAATTTTAATAGAAGTTAACAATAAGTATACCCTGCTCATTACGCAAGTAAAGAAAATAATCGCTTCAGTGTGAAAATAAATCTAATGCTATAATGTGTACTTATACAGCTGAGAAAACAGGGCAAGGTTTTTCGAGTCCAAACCCATTATGAAACAGGTATGAACCTTTAATTTCCACACAATCTGGTTCTTATTGTAGTAAGGGTTCTCGAACAAAACCTTCCAGGTCGTCTCGGTGAAGGAGTGTTTGTGGTCGAGGTCTTGCCAGTTCATTTGACAATTCCAAAATGGGGTGACTATATTTATCAATCCATTTAGAATTAAAACCCTTTGAGCCTCTCTGAGAAACTTGACAGGGTCAACGAGATGCTCCAGGAAATGGTAGCAATGAATCCCTGCAATTGTACAAGCAGGATAGGGGATTGGTATCAAGTCAGAGTTCCATTCTGGAAGGTCTAATGGGATAGCCCCCTCTATGGATTTATTCCCCGCCCCTACATTTAGCACCTTCCCATCAGGGAAGTTCAATATATGTGGTATATTCCTGTCCATACCCAGTTTGAATAATTCTTGTATCGTCACATTAGCTCCCTTCTCATAAGTTCTGTCTGGAAACAATTCCATTGAGTTATCCTACAATCATTCTCCCTCCCCACTACATGCCCATAGAACACCCCCCACTTAAAGGACTTCCCAAACCTTTTATAGACCTCTGAGCTTACGATGTGGAATATGTCGATTATCCCGTATATGTTTCCGAGGAAGTAAGTGGTTCGGCTTTGCCTCCATCCACCATATATGCTCAGAGTCTTCTCTCCGAAGGAGTTTCTCTCAACAATCGGGCGCAGGTTCCATACACACAGAGTCCCCTGTCCCGAAAGGGGCGGTCTATCGGGGTTACTTATCCATGGCTTGTAGAGGAAGGGAACGTAGGCTGTAGGGCAGAGAGTATAGGGGTTGTTTGGGAACTTACTTCCCAATACCTTTATCCAATACTCCAAGGCATCGAATTCAGACCTATCTCCCCAATAGCTTTTCCATGGCCCGTAGTTCATTAAGACCTTTGAATAATTGTTGTACTTTTTCTTGTTCTCTGCCAGAGGTCTGAGCTCAGAGGACTCTTTAAACTTCTTAAAATCTCCATCATATAGGTACAACGGGCAAGTCCTCCAACGGCTGGCTGTGAACATATCTATTGGGCTGGGGTGGAAGACAGTCTGATACTTCTTTGGGAAGGACTTAATGTATGCTGCCTTTATAGTCTCAAATGTAGCATTACAATAGAGGGAGTTTATTGGGAAGTCAAATGTCAGGTTGTACTTCGGCTGATGGTACCAATCTTTAAACCATTTTAGTGGCATAGTTATCTCCTTTTCTTTAACGGTTTAATGTAAAGAGCCAACATATAGCAGTAATTAGCCATGTCCAAAAGGCTATCCTCTATTCTCTCATCTTCCAAAGTATCTGATTCTTCCCTGTCCCAAACTACTGTCTTTATGCGCCAGAACTTTTGGTCAATTTGGGCGAATATACCCTTTCTTCCAAGAGTATATATTCCCTGTAGACCATGGGCAGGGGCTTTCCGCTTCATAATGTTATAACTCTTTGCTTGTAACCATTCTATCCCTTCAAGAAAATCTTCCATAGAACCATAGACATTGTCTCCGACATTGTTCAGCCTTCGGGTAATCTGGTAATTTGGCTCAAAGCTAATTATCTCTCGCACAAGGTCATCATTCCATTCCCGAAAGGTAATCCCTCTATCGTCCAGATAGACATCAGCTATGGGTTTAAGGCTGTTGATGTTTGAGTTGTATGGGCTTTCATTCATATAGTCCCAAGGAATACCATGTAGACTCAAGAACCTTTTTATATCCCCTATCTCGCCCCTGCTTGTGAATATGATAATCTCCCAACCTTCTTTTTTGAGGAAACAGATGTACCGTTCAGCTCCTTCGGTCAAACCACCAAACTTCCCAGTCGGGTTTTCTTCCCACCCCTTGTAATCATGAATTGGTCCATCAAAATCTATACAAATAGTCTTAGGCATTATTATCTCCTTATTGAGTTGTCAATAGCTTCAGCTATTATGTCGGTAGTAGGTTCAGGAGGTAGAAGCCCAGATGGAATAGGTCTCTGCTGTAATTCTAATTCATATTCTACTCTCTATCTATCTGGTTCATCTACAGGCGGTCTATTTAGTCCAGGAAGGTCTACTCCGCTTCCTGAAATTCGTATTTCATTCCTTGCCAGAAACTCTATGGTGAGCTTTATCCTCGGCGGTCCGCCTCTGTTCAATAAAATTGACTGGTCAGGACCAAAGTGTGATTCCATTCTATCATATGTTTCACTGTAGTCTACCTCTATATTCCAGTTGACTAAATCAGAAAGGTTGTTTATTAAGCCCTGAATCATTTGCATCAGGATTCCTCTGTCCCTTCCCATATGTATTAAGTGATGATCAGGCACCATATGTATTGAGTGATGATCAGGCATATATCATCTCCTTTTCCGAAGGTATTTTGCTCCATTGACTTCTGCCTTAACCTCTCTCCCCTTCTCGAATGCTTTGTCTATGCACTCTGAGCAAGGCTTTATCCGAACACTTCCATTTTCCCCGAATGAGACCTTTACAGGGAACCCACACGCTTCACAAACAAAATACATCTTAACCGCTTCATTTGATTTCTTTGCTTTGTGCTTCATACTCGCTGGCCTCCCATGTTCTTTTAATTATTTCTGGCAATACCTCGCTGCTGATTGGCACAACAGGCTGTACTGGACAGTCTTTAAAGTCAGGAAAGAAACAACGCTGCCACTTTACACAGAACGGCATAAGCATAGGGGAGAAGATAGGGTGAACAGTTTCAACAAGCCGCTTCATCTCCTTGGCCACTCTTTGAAACTCCCCCTGAGATTTCTTGCAAAGCCTGACCGACATCATATCAGCTAACGCCCGAAGGTTAATCTTCATCAGGATATTGGTCAGTACATTTGTCGGGAGAATACCTCTGGCATCCTGGGGGTGTACTCCTTGCCTTATTAAATCCTCATAAGCGCAATTTATATCCTCCATTATTCCCTGATACCGCACATTCCCTTTACAATCCCCTGTGGCAAGGTATTCAAATCCAGATGCATCCACCACCCTCTGGGCCTGTTGGGCAAAACTTACCCCGACCCGATGGCGGACGAGCTGATGGGTATTGTGAGTCAATATACCATATGCAAAAAAGTTATGATTCTTTTTAGTTTCTATATTGTAAGAATTACGCCATATATTGCTCTTTTCAATATGGGCAATTCTTACAATAGCCACATCAGGATTGTGAAGGAAAGTTTTTATTTTATCAGTCAGCAATGATTTATCCTTCAACTCATGCTCCCATATTACTAAACAATCATACCCAAGTTTTGCATAATCCTGATGTATCCTTTTATCATTTTTCTTTTTAATTTTATCAAAACCACATATAGGGCAGCTATGCCAATAGCATCCAAAAAGTTCTATTACTTTCTTTTTGCCATTGACATTTACAAAATCGGGCAATCTGTATCCAATAGCCCCCAAATCTCCTGTTCCATTATATTTGAACTCTCCAGGGCATATTTCATCAAGGATACTTTCCAGCTTATCTTCAGCCTTACTTCTTTTACCAAAATACTGGCTATTGGATGCAATACCTGCTTTCTTTGCCACCAACATCATTTTTTTGCGCTCCTCCTTCCATAAAGTTTTAAGATAAGATATTTCCGGCAAATTGCTTTTGTGTTTAGCTTGAACTTTCCTCAATTCTTTAAGTTCCAAAGCTCTAACCAAACCGTGTATATCCTCATATGTTTTACCCCGTAAATGCTTTACTCTTTTTTCAATCTCAGCCAGAGCTTTATTGCCAAACCTTTCTTTAAATGATTTGCTATTGGATTTTCTTATAGCCTGTTTTATTTTTGAAGATGTACTGCTGCCAAAAGATTGTTCCAAGGTTTTCCCTCTTAATGAAGTTCTGCTATGAATACCTAAGTAATTTGCTTGAATAGCTTCATCCCCAATCCTTAAATCCCTTGCAGGAACCCACTGAGGTTTAAATGGAGCATCCCTCAATCTACCTACTACATATACAGGATGCTCGCCTGTCATAGATAATCCATTGCCATTATTGAATTCAATATTGAACCAATCATCAGTCATATGGCAAGAAGTAAAAATTACTTTATCCCACTCCTTCTTCCCATTCAAGGTATTGTATGAATATACCTCATCACCTATGACAATGTCCTCTATCTTTTTGGAACCTTTGCATTCTACTAATTTATCAGTATTCCCTATATGTTTAAGTTTTCTTACAATAACCGTAGTGCCTTTTTCTAAGCAGAAGGCTCTTGTGACCCCCTCGATAAGGAAGATATAGTCGATAAACTCAAAGCCCGACTGTATTGTATGCATAGCATGCTCCAGCTCCTTCATCTTTTCTTCCACTGGCATCGACTGAACATCCCCCCAGGAATCGGCTGTCATCTTGAGCCTGGTACGTCTGGCAAATACTATCTTGTCCAGGGCATCCTTTGTGTAGTCAATCAAAGTTATTTTCACTATATGATTCCCCTTTCTTGTTTAGAAAGGGGGACAGAGGGTGTACAAAATAAGGGATAGTTCCTGTTAATTGGGTTATCTCTATTTACCTCTGCCCCCCGTTTCAGGTAAGTGCTGGTTACCTTTGACTACCTACTTCTTTTTCTTCTTGTCATCGCCACGGCTTGTATCTTTTGTGCCTCCTCCTTTCCCTCCACCACTTCCTTTACCTCCTGAACATCCAGCCATATAGTCACTCATCTCCTTCCTGTTTTGCCAGCGCATTGTGGTACTGCTGGCTTATCTTGTCATAATGCACCATCGCCTGAATCCTTTGCAAGTCTTGGATTATTTCATCAATCTTGATAGGCTTCCAGATGGCGAACCTTCCGAGGGAGTATATGCTGTAGTCCATGGTCAGCATCCTTATTAGCCCACGCCTCTCTGTATCATTCGATGGGACAAGCTTACCTGAGGCTAAATGGCGGGTAGATAGGGATTCCTTCCAAACATCACTTCCCGAAAGGCCGAACTCTTTCATGACACGCTCTATCGCCATATCGGTATCCTTCTTGCTCTCGAACCAAGCCATAGACTCAATAATCATGTAGTGGCCTTCCAGAGTTGCCCTGTACAGGTATCTATGGGGATACATAAAGGGAAAGTATATGGTCTGATAGACTTTTGAGTTTAAGGTTAAATCGAACTTGGTTATGAAGATTGGCAGGGAGTGTGTCTCAAATGGGCTCCCCCCCGCTATGATATCTACTAACCATTTTATAGGGGCTGTATTTATACAGATGTCGTAGTCGATTGGTCGGATGTTATCTGAGGTATCCTTTATAATCATAGACCCCTTGTCAATTTTCAGTATTTTTTTGTACTTAACCAGATTAGATATTGGGGGGTTTATGTATAGCCCCTTGTTGTGAACTCCTGGAATTACATATCGCTCAACTATCCCGCAGTCCATAAGGCTCTTTGGAAGAATGGTACCTGATGTCTTGTAAGAATATGCGTTGTTAGCAGCGATTGTTGGCTGGTCTACCAACTGTCCCTGGCTCAAACAGATACTCTTCTGTACTTGAACCTTCTGGAGAGGGATGGAAAGGTAGTTTGATACATTAGCGGTCTTGAACCTAAAAACTGCCAACTTCTCTGGGGGGATGTAGTTGATATTGGTTCTTGACTCCTCATCCAGAACAGCTACCTCTTCACCTTTAAAGGCTGAGTTGGCCAAATGTGCCGCCAACCCAGCCCCCAGGATTAGGACTCTCATCCGACAATCCCTTCCTTTTTGAGAGCGACCAGGATTTTCTTCAAACGCCCCTCAGGGTCTGAGCAGGCAACGTCATTATCTCCGAGGAGTTTTTTGAACCCTTCGACTGCTTTCTCTGAATCATACTTTACCTTCTTCAGTGCGGCAAAGGCATAGTATGCATTGCTTCCGTCCTTGAAGGGGTTGCCGCTCTCATCGAACCGCTCCTTCCACGACATGGCCTTCTTCTCTGGCTTTTCCTCTTTGGCCTTTGACTTGGGTGCGTCTGCCTTTTTCTCTGGGGCTTTCTTCT